CATATCTTTACAATCTAAGCAAGCCCTACGGTATCGGGCCAAACGGCGGAACACCGGCATCGAGACACCTTTGCGTATACGAATCTATTTTTGGTTTCGACGGACCCTCATCGGGTGGCAAATAATCTTTTAGAAAATCCGCACCGGCGTCGGCCAAGCACAATTCCATCTCGTCCGGGTCCGCACCCATCAAATCATCCGGCGAATAAATCGCCACGGCGTAGCCTCGCGCTTGCAAATCCGCAATCAGTTTCTTCTCGTGGTCATTCATCGCTAGGTTCCTCCACCCTGTCCTCGATCAGCCCGAACATTTTGCAGGCTTCGGTCAGCGCGGCATCGTCCCAATTTTCGTAGCCAAGCCAACCGTTACGCAAAATGCGCTTCAGGAATTCATCGCGGTCGCCGTATATGTCGTTATAAACGAGGTCGGCAATCATGGTTTTGCGAGTCATAAATGTAGAGTCTGGTAGGCTTCAATTGCGAAGGCTTCGAGGGCTTCTTCCACCGTTTCCCGATCTTCTTGCGTATCAACATGCTGCAAAAATGAATCTAAATATCGCGCAGCGAGTTTCGCAACCCACTTCGATAGTTCCTCGTCAGGCTCTGCAAGTGCGGCTGCGGAGATAAATCCGACCGCTCGCAATCTATCTTTTAAGAACTTAGTTTTTTCTTCGTTTTCCATGCTCGCACCTCAAAACGGGTCGTATTGGATTGGCTGCTTCGGCTCATCGAGGGGCAAATCAAGCTGCTGCGTGACCTGCTTCGGTCGGCACCACCATTCACGTAACTCGTAGAGTTCGCGCTCATAGTCGAATATTTGCTGCCTAATCCAACCATCGTCGTCCTCGACGGGTATCCACCAGTCTTCGCAGATTTGTTCGAGTCTCATGCGGCCTCCTCGTCAGTGCACTCGGAATCGAAAGCGTAAGTAGATGCGATGGGGGCGTCATCTGCCATTCCGTCGCGCCAGATGTCCACAATCACTCCCTCGTCGGTTGCATGGATCCTGACGGCGAACTTTTTCACCGTGAACCACGCGCTACCTTCCGTCAGTACGTAGTCGTTGTCGGCAAGATTGAGGTTTTCTTCGTTCATACCTTGTCCTCTCAATGTTGTTTTAGATTGTCGAGCACGTTGCCGAACGCAACCCGCTCTAGCGCATCCACGCGCCCGTCGATAGTCTCGAAGGCTGCGTTAATTTCGGACTCTGGCATCGCCGCCAACAGGCGCTTGATCATCGGTGCGACCTTCGCCATCTGAGCCCGTGTCCGCGCAGTCACGAGTAACCACAATGCCATCTCCAAAGCCTCGCGGTTATTTGTCGGCGGCTTGACGCTGACGTTAAGTTTGTCGGTGGCTTTGCGTTTCTTTTTCACGCGGCCTCCCCATTTAAAACGTGATCCTGCTCGACGTAAGTCAGCGCAGCCTTGTACATCCGATCACGTTCCGTCTCGCCGCTCGTGTACCAGAGAATAAAATTCTGAATAACGTCTAAAGCCTGTTTCTGTTCTTCGTTCACGTTCGCACCTCGCTTTTTCCCAGTTAGTTCAAGTTTCTTTACAGTCATCCCGAAAGTACGCGCCCGGCTGCGGCCTGTCAATAGGGGCTGCGATTACTCTGCAAAAATTTTTATCGGCCAGTTCGCACCCGGCCAGAACCATCGATCATGGCCTCTAACAGGGCCGCAAAAACCCGGCAAAAAAGGGGGCGGTGTTAGTCCCGCCCCCAAATACCCTCACCGGAGAAAACCTAGCCTATATCTGCCCCCGTAGCCTTCGCAATCGCGGCCCGCGCCAAACCAATAGCATCCCGGTCTACCTGCGTCATGTGCATATTCGCCGCGTAATGTGGCCAATGGGAAACCATGACCTTTAATGCTTCGAGTAACTCCGGGGCCGCGCTCATGAGACGGGCATTCTGGACATACTCCGCCGGGGCGCGGGTTTCGCCCTTTTCCATTGTGTAGCAGATGGACACCGCACCATGCACCGCCGACTCGACTAGCAATTGCCCGTATGGTTCCGTCGTGTTGTCTTGAATATTCCACGGGCCGGGGGTGTGGGTTGCTTTGCTTGTTTCGGTTTTCATTGTCTTACCCTCTCAGGCTCTCAAAAATGTACCCGCTATCATCCGCAGGTGGCCAGTCTCGCCGCGCTGCAAAGATGGAAACCCCTGCCTCCCTGCAAAGGTCTACCCGCTCGCGCACCGTTAGCCGCTGCCACATCTCGTCAGCCTCGCGCCATTCAAGGTCCGACAGGTGATCCTCATCGACGACCGGATAGCCGTCGAGTTTTTCGAGTATGGCCTGAGCCTTATCTCGTGCCGCTAAGTCGCTCTCATGGATTGCGACCCATTCGACCCAACCCACCGCCCAATGGCGCTCGCGCACCACCTGCACGGTTTCAGACTCGCCACCAATCAAGGCAAGCCCGCGCTCAAAATTGGACCGGGTGAGAGCGTCGGAGTCTCGATGCTGCCCTAGAAAAACGAAGTATTCCGGCCAATCTGCCCCGGCGTAATGATCGGGGCGGGTCCATCGCTCTAATTTGGTTTTCATTGTTCGCCCTCCAATATTGCATCCTGCGGGAAACCATTTTCAGCCAGAACCATACGTGCTACCTCATCAGCGAGCCCGCGAGCCTCATCCGCCGTCAATTCTTCATCGAAATAGTCCCACAGATCAAAATCAGCGAGACAGGCCAGAGACAACCCAGACAGCCGGGATATTTCGGCGTCAACCAATCGTCGAAACTGTTTCATTGTGAGCATGGTGTTCACCTCTTATGCTGCTAGTTTTTCGCGCACAACCTTGGCCATCGATCGACCATGTGCCACGTAGGCCACGACCGCGACATCCTTCGAATAACAGGCGCGGCACGGTCCACACTTCCCGCCATTGTTGGCGGCGTGGCATAGCGTAGCGCCCGCGGGAACTGCGTCAGCCGACGGAACTATCGTCGAACCATGCACACCGGGCTCGAATTCGCCCGTCACAGAATCGCTCGACGGTCGGACCATCACGTTAGGCAATGCCGCCATACGGTCGAGCACGGTCCGAAATTTCGGAAACTTATGCATACGAGTCGGCAACCAATGGCGCACCCATGGCGTGGCCGTCATCACTTCTAGGATTTTTTCAGCGAGTCCTAGCGCATACATGTCGCCAGAATCGAACCATCGGAAGTAGCGGTCGCGGTCTAACTCAGCAACCATGTCAGCGACCCAGTCCGGGCGCTGCCAGTCTTCGCGGTTTTCTTCACGCGGTCCGCGCACATTCAAAAATCGATAGTTACCGCCGACTGCGTAGCAGCCCTCGCACGGTCCGACTAGTTTCCCGTCTGGACCTATTGAGCCCGGACAGGTTTCACGCGCCACGAGAGACCACGAGCGAATCCCGTCGAGTTTGGATGTGGTAGATATTCTGATCATGTTCGCTTTCTCCGGTTAGGTTTTAGGCTCATCAGTAGCGGCGTTACCGCTAGACCGGACGGGATAGACCGCGCCCGGTTTCGCCCTGTTTTTATTCCTGAATCAACCCCTCATCGATTAACTGTCGCGCCATACGACCGAATGCGCCCTGTAGTGTGTAGGCGATGCCGGTGTCGTGCAGGGTTTGCCATGCCTCGATGATCTGATCATCGGATTCGGCCTCGATGAATCCTTCAGCAATTCCGACTGCGGTGTATGTGTCCATGGTTCAGCCCTCCAGAGTCACGCTGCGAACCAGTCGATCCGAAATAATCCCGGCTCGATGTAATGCATCGATGAATTCTGCAAAAGCCTGATTGACTAGGGGTTGATCCGGCTCGCCCAACAAGTATGGGTAATAGGCGTAAAAAGCACGACGGACATCGCGGGATGAAGTGATGCGGGTGGGGTTCATGATTTTGTTGCTCCGGTTGGGTTGTGAGTTATCGAAAATCATCGCCGACGGTAATCCCGTTACTTGTTAGCAATTCGACCGCCTGAGTGGGCAGCGAAAACACACCGTCATAGTCGCGCAGCGCTAGTGTGAATCCGTCCTGATTGGGCTCGACATCGAACCACAGGCCAATTGATGCAAACTCGTCCGCGCCCGGAATGTCCCATTCGATATAGCCGGTCGCATCCTTCGCCATGTATAGCGTCATGGTCGATTCGTGCTTCCCTAGGCTCGTGGTGCCGAATGAGTTTTCGGACCGGATGTGCGATGTGAACGTGGTTTCGGCGATTTTTGTAACGTCTGACATGGTGGGTTGCTCCGGTTAGGTTAGGTTTTAGATTGCGACGACAGGCGCGGCGATTTCGACCGCGATTCCCATAGCCTTTATGTCGCGCAGGTTGGCTGCGTCGAATGTTTTCTGTCCCATCAGCGCCGCGAACTGTGCTGCCAATTGGTTGACGGGATAGAACTTCGTCGAGCCGTATACGTTGCGCTGTTCTACTTGGATGTTCATGGGTTGCTCCGGTTAGGTTTATCGGTCGATGCTTTCAATCCAACAATCAGCACCAATTTCATTGTTGTAGATAGCATTGGCAATTTTGTTGCCTTCGACGTCTCCTACTGCGACGTCTTCGCTTACACCGTCACGAATCTGTTCATTGATGCATTCGCCGTTGATGCCGAGCGTATGCGTCTTGCCGGTGCTATCACGCAGCGTGATTGTGTAGTCCTTGTGGTTTCTCATGGTGGGGTTGCTCCGGGTTGGTTTTTGTTCGACCCGGACATTACACAATAAACCTTTACTTATTCCAACCCCTCGCCGCGCCTATTTAGTGGCCTATTTCGCCATGCATTTTTTGGGGTGGAGCTTGTTCCGGGGTTTTGTTCCACTTGTTCCAGCGGTGTGATTTTGCTGGAACAAAAAAAAGTGTATTGGAATCAACAGGTTGCGAAAAGTTTGTTCCAGAGTTTGTGCCGCGTAACTTGTACTATGGAACACCGAAAACGGGCGCGGTGATGTGTAAGTGATTGATTTTATTAGATTAGATAGATAATAAATAAAGAAAAAAATAGAGAAAAAACGGGGTTTTTGGAAAAAGAGCGGGTTTCAAAATGTTTCGTCGCTTTTTTACGCATCGCGCGGCGCTGCCTCGCCCTCCCAGTTTTTGCCTAGTCTGCCGCGCCCCTCCGCGTTTTTTCTGGAACACCGGAACAAACCCCGTTTTTCCTGATAGTTTTCAGCAACTTACGCTTGTTCCATGATCTAACTTCTCTGGAACAAGGCTGGAATAGGGTTTAAAAACCTTCGCCAAATCAAAACCTTGCGCTGTTCCACGCGGTTATTTCGCGTTGTTTCTGCGCCACATTGTCGGCGCGGTTAGCGCGGCCCTGCGCGGTCCGGTCTGGTGGTATCTGGTCCACATTGTGCGGCCTCGTCGGGCGCGGTCGACCGCGTGGTATCTGGTTGGCGTGGTCTAGCGTGGCGTGGCTCCGCTCGAACGTGGCGCGGCCTCGTGGTGTCTGGACCAGTTATGCACACCTTGTTATTCGCGCGCGCCGCGCCCGGTTAGAAACTCCAAATCGGGCCCAGTTTGACCCCACCCGTACCCGACCCCCCGAGCACAGTTTGGAGTCCCGCGCCCGCCCTACGCCACTTTGATCCGCACAAATCACCACGCATTTTCCAAAACTCGGCTAGGCCGACCCCACCCCCTTCATATAGCGAGGCCCCCCGTCATCAATTTGGTACCATGCCGCGTATTCGTATATATTTCGCAACAATGCAGCCACTCGTCCCTGACATTGAAGAAAGCCTCGCCCTCCCAGCCAACGCGGCAGAGGCGTTGCCGGACCTGACTCCGAACGAGGAGTTAGAAATGCGGGTACGTACCATTAAGTTTTTGTCAGATATATCGGGCCAGCCCATAATCCCCACTGAACAGGACGGCGCGTCCGCACGGGATATAGCCCGCAAAATGGTCGAAGACCCCAAGGCTAAGGTGGATTTTGGGATTTATCCCAACGAGACCATCGCGTTTTTGGCAGGCATGGTGAAGCAGTCAAACCACATGCTTGTGGATGACCTTGCCGAGTTTAAAAACTACGTAATTACCAAGCTGGTCCAAGAGATCGAGACCGCCACGGATAGCAAGACCCGTATCCAAGCCCTGACGAAGCTTGGTGAAGTGGACGGGGTAGACGCATTTAAGAAGCGCAGCGAAGTCACGCACATCATTAAGCCCATCGAGGAAGTTGAGAAAGAGCTTTTATCGATCTTGGAAGGCGTGGAATACAGGGTTGTGGGCGAACCCGAGGCGAGTCGTGGGTGACGTAATTAAATTTGCGGGTAAAAAGCTTGAAAAACCTACCGAACCTGAGTCGGAAGACGTAGCTGCTGTAATGTGTGGGCACTGTACGAACGTGACTTTTTTCTTGGCCGTAGATGGCAGGCTGTTTTGCGTGGAATGTAGGGGCCAAGTCGACGCATTTTGGTGCTTGCACGAGAACGAGCCCGTCGCATGAGCTTGCAACTCACGCCCGATAGCATCGATAAGCTGCGAAAAGCCTTGCCCGCGATGCCGGACAAGGAGAAACGGCGTGTCGCAGAGCTTTTAAAGCAGTACCAATCGCGGATCACCCAAGAACTAGGCAAGGAATCGTTCCTCGACTTCATCGGCCATGTGTATCCGGGCTACAAAGTGGGGCCGCACCACCGGAAACTTGGGAAAATATTCGAGGAAATCGCGCTAGGTAAGAAGAAACGGGTTATCGTTAATATTGCCCCGCGTCACGGCAAGTCGGAGATGATTTCGTACCTCGCCCCGGCGTGGTTTTTGGGTAAATACCCGAATAAAAAGGTCATTATGGCGTCTCACACCGCAGATTTGGCGGTGAATTTTGGTCGGAGGGTGCGTAATCTTGTTGGGTCGGACCTTTATCGAGACATTTTCCCGAACGTGGAGCTTCAAGCTGACTCTAAAAGTGCTTCTCGTTGGGGTACTAACTTTAATGGCGAGTATTTCGCTATTGGTGTTGGTGGTGCTTTGGCCGGTCGGGGCGCTGATTTATTCATTATTGACGACCCTCATTCTGAGCAGGAAGCAAAGCAAGGAAGAGCGGATGTCTTCGAGCCCGCATGGGAATGGTTCCAGTCAGGCCCCGTCCAGCGACTGATGCCGGGTGGCGCGATCATCGTAGTGATGACTCGCTGGAGCAAGATGGACCTGACGGGCAAGATTATTGACCACATGACCCGCGAAGACGGGGCAGATCAGTGGGAAGTAGTCGAGTTTCCGGCCATATTGAACGAGAAACCGCTCTGGCCCGAGTTCTGGTCTATCGAGGAACTGCTTGCTAAAAAGGCATCGATGGACGTGCGGTACTGGCAGGCCCAGTACATGCAAGAGCCGACCTCGGAAGAGGGGGCGTTAATCAAGCGCGAGTGGTGGAAGGTCTGGGAGGCCGAGAGTCCCCCGGCTTGCGAGCACGTCATTATGTCGCTCGACGCTGCCCAAGAGAAAACCAACCGGGCGGACTATAACGCCCTGACGACGTGGGGGGTCTTCTTCAACGAGGAGACCAAGAACTACAACATCATCCTCCTGAACGCTATAAAACAGCGGCTAGAGTTCCCCGAGCTCAAGGCATTGGTGCTTGAGGAGTACAAAGAGTGGAACCCGGATACGTTCATCGTCGAGAAAAAATCTAACGGGGCGGCGCTCTACCAAGAGTTTCGCCGGATGGGTGTACCCATCAGTGAGTTCACGCCGGGTAAAGGGCAGGATAAGATCAGTCGGGTTAATGCTGTGGTGGACCTGTTTTCTTCAGGAATTGTGTGGTGTACTGACCACCGCTGGGCGCGGGAAGTCGTTGAAGAATGTAATGATTTTCCGGCAGGAACCCACGATGACTTGGTGGACTCAACAACTTTGGCACTAATGCGATTTAGGCAGGGCGGATTTATTCGCTTGCCCACTGACGAGCCTGAGCCAACAAAGTGGTTTAAGAGCCACAGGCGTGAAGGCTATTACTAGGAGAATTTAAATGGCCGTCGATAAAAGTTTTATGCAGGCTCCGATGGGTCTCGAAGCTCTGGCTGCTGAAGAAGCGCCGCTTGAAATTATGATCGAGGACCCGGAGAGCGTGTCCATTGGCGTCGATGGCGTCGTGCTAGAGATGGTCAAGGCTGAGCCGCGAGCAGAAGATTTTGATGCGAATTTGGCAGACTACATTTCTGAGGGTGAGCTGCAAAGTCTCGCCTCTGAGCTGATCGGGAATTACGAGCAGGACCTCGCCAGCCGCAAGGATTGGCTCGATACATACATCAAAGGCTTGAAGATCCTCGGCATTCGTTACGAGGAGAGAACAGAACCGTGGCCCGGTGCGTGTGGTGTGTTCCACCCGCTCTTGATGGAGTCAGCGGTTAAGTTCCAGTCCGAGACCATCATGGAGACGTTCCCGGCGATGGGGCCGGTGAAGACCAAGATTATCGGCAAGGAGACCCAAGAGAAGCGCGACTCGGCTATCCGTGTTGCGGATGATATGAATTACCAGCTCACCGAGGTGATGAAGGAATATCGCCCGGAGCATGAGCGTCTACTTCTCTCATTGGCCCTCGCAGGTAATGCCTTCAAGAAGGTTTACTTCGATCCCGCGATGGACCGTCAGACCGCTGTCTACATTCCAGCCGAAGACATCATCGTGCCGTACGGTGCAGCCAACCTTGAGACTTCAGATCGCGTCACGCACCGGATGCGGAAAACGAAGAATGAACTTCGCAAGCTTCAGTATGCGGGGTTCTATCGTGACGTAGACCTCGGTGAGCCGATGCGCGTCATGGACGAGGTGGAGAAGCAGAAGGCAGAGGATCAGGGCTTTTCAGCGTCGATGGATGACAGGTTCCAGCTCCTTGAGATGCATGTGAACCTAGACTTAGCCGGGTATCCAGATACTGATGAAGATAATAATGAGACGGGGATTGCACTACCTTACGTAGTCACTATTGAGAAAGGAACAGGAACGGTTCTAGCGATTCGGCGGAACTGGCGCGAAGATGACAAGCTCAAAGCACGACGACAGCACTTTGTCCATTACGGATATATCCCCGGCTTTGGCTTCTATTATTTCGGACTTATACACCTTATCGGCGGACACTCTAAGGCGGCAACCTCCCTGCTTCGCCAACTTATCGACGCGGGAACTCTTAGCAATCTTCCGGGTGGTCTCAAATCACGCGGTCTGCGTATCAAGGGAGACGACACTCCCATTGCTCCGGGTGAGTTCCGAGACGTAGATATTCCCTCGGGCGCGATCCGCGACAACATCCTGCCGCTCCCGTACAAGGAGCCGAGCCAGACCCTCTCCATGCTCATGGATAAGGTCGTCGAGGAAGGACGCCGCTTCGCTGCGGTGTCGGACCTCAAGATCTCGGACATGTCTTCGCAGGCTCCGGTAGGCACCACGTTAGCGGTGCTCGAAAGGGTTTTGAAGGTCATGACTGCCGTGCAGGCGCGTGTGTACTACGCCATGAAGCAGGAGTTCAAGCTCCTCGCTGCGATTATCCGCGACAACACGCCCGACGAGTACAGCTACGAGCCCGAGGTCGGCAAGGCGAGTGC